ATTGCTACACTTCATAATAGTGCGACGGTACTCGTATCGCGCTGTCTGACGGCTGTGTTTATGCCGTATATGAAGAAATGTAGTGCCCTCAAGGAAATTATGACCAACGACGTGATCAACCTTGACGGGCGGAGAGCGGAGTCTCGCGGTGATGGCAATTTGAGTCTCTATTCAGCCGACTTCGCTAAGTCGACAGATCCAATCGGCAATGGCACTTCGGCATTCGTACTTCGATCGATGTCGAAGCACATCTGTGTCCCTGAGTGGGTTGATAAAGCCATAACAAAAGTTACGACGCCTCAGGAGATGTACTTCTCGGACAGATCAAAGTTCACGAAGAAATCGTCGTGCGGAGCGTTCATGGGATTAGGCCACGGCTGGGTCGTCTTGTGTATCCTCAACGGGTGGGCTGCTTGGAAAGCAGGCGTCACCCCGGAGTCCTTTCGGATTTGCGGAGACGACCTAATTGGCCTTTGGAGTAGAGAGTCAATACGGCGGTACGAGCAGGCAATCGTAAGTATAGGTCTTAAGCTTAACAAGGCTAAATCATTTATCGCGAAACACGGAGTGTTCTGCGAACGTCGAGTCAAGCGGACCGGCCACTATGAGGCTACCTGCCAATATTGCGTGAGATTAGGTGAAGCGTGTGGAACGAGCAGTGAAGCGAAGGACAATCTTGCTGGCTGTGTCGACGGATTAAGCGAGTTACTAAGAACCCGAGTGTCGAAGCCAATAAGAAGCGCCATGCGTCGCACGGTTTGGAGAGGTGCAATCGATCGAAAGCTCCCAGGAAGCCACCACTATGGTGGCGGCGGTTCCCGAAAGGCCGACTTCTTGACTTGCATTGCTTATCTGATCGGCGGTGGGGGGACTCATTCAAAGCCCATGTCGTATGGCAAGGGTAGCGCGGATGCAAGCTCCAACACACTACCACTCGAACCATTCGAGACGGGCTCTCCCCACGGCCAAATCCGATCCTCAAAGCGGTGCAGCGATCCGATAAGTGCCGTATCCCCGAAGGGCCAACGACAATACAGAACTCTGCGCAAAACTCTCCGTAATGCGAAACGTGACGCCAAAGGAGTCCGCGTGCAGGATTTACTAATAGATGCCAAGACCCTTATCGATATAAGGGCTCGGTATAAACCAGACTACCTAGGCTGCCGTATGGTACGGCGGCCTGCGAAACTTATCAAACGGGAACTCAGAACGCGGAGAGGGATGGCTCGCAAGATGATCTCGGACTGTGACTTTCTGTCACCGTCGTCGAAGAAGATCTTGCTTCGAGCCGGACCCCTCACTCGGTCTGAGGATGTTCGAATGTTCCGCTATGCCAGCGAACGCTTTATGCGTTTCGTTTACAAAACTCATTCCACTTATGCCCTTCTCACTCAACGTCTACGTCGCAAGGTCCGGACCAGGCTCCGATTCAGTAAGTATAAATCAATACTACAACTGTTTCAGAAGTCCTGGGACCTGCGTATCAACGCGAAGGAGGCAGGGCAAATTTATTTAGATTCCATGGAGGGATCCAGGCGAGTATATTCTCTACAAACACACAAGCCCAAACCCCAAGTTTGGGAGTTGATTAAGCTGGAGAAGTTGCGACTGACTAAAACAAGTCACGCAGCTTCAAACGCACCGACCTCAT